AATGTGTAATCAAAAGATGCTCCATCTTCCACTCTTGCATTTAAAAAAGCTATGGCTGTATCTGCGTCAATTTGAGATAGTTCAAAACTTAAATTAACAAGCAAAGGATTTTGATTTAATCCTTCTGTTAAGCGTTGTTCAAAGCCATCACCAAAACTCAATGTATTTACTTTAGGTCTTGCATTGATCCTTGTGTTATATACAGGATTTGTTATAGGAAAAGTTGCCATTATGCTAATAAACCTCCAGATCGTTTTTGGTTAATTATCTCAGCCTGTATAGCTGCGGCAAGCTGCTCGCCAAACTGATTTGATTCTGCGTCATTGCCTTGAACAGATGTGCCAGAGGCATCAACATTTATAACAATATTATTTGTAACACCACCCATTTTATTGTTTGGAATAATTGTGCCGCTGCGTGATGGCGTAAACATTTCTGGGCCTTTCTCTCCTACCATATAGCTGCCACCAGCCATAACTGGGCCACCTTTCTCTCTTTTTATTGATGAAATACCAAATGATCCTTTAGGTAAAACGCTTGGAATACCAGTACCCATGAACCCACTAGGCATAGGTGCGGGTGCTTTGAAGCCGCCACCAATACCACCACCAAATACACTACCAAGTGCATTTCCTATAAAGTTTCCAAGACCAGAGACTGCTTGCTGCATAGCAACCTCAATAAGCTTTCTTTTAAGATTATTCAATACACTAATTGCAGCTTCGCCCAAACTCTTTGTCCCCATTGCAGCGTCTGTAAGATTTTGAACAACTCCGTCCTCAATACTTTTTCCAACTTCCATAAATTTCTCTTTAAGTTTTTCTGTTTCTTCCTGTTGTTTTTTTATTAATTCTGCTGATTTTTTCTTTTCTTCATTTTGTTTCTTTTGTTCCTCTGTAATTTTTTCCTCTTCTGCTAAAGTTTCCTGTCTTTTTTGTAGAGCCTGAATATCAAGCTCAATCTCTTTTCTGCGTCTTTCTAATGCTTTTTCTGCTCTTCCACTTGTTTTTGCTATTCTTTTATCTATTTCTTTAAGTGCATCTTGTTGTTTTTTTAATGCTTTTTCTACTTCCTCTCCAGAACCCTCAGCAATAATGCTTTGAAACTCTTTTGCCTCTCTTTTTACTTTCATAAATTGAGTTGCAAGACCACCAACAGCTAAAGCTATGCCAACAATAGGCAAAGCCGCCATTGCAATCTTCGCAGCACCAAGAGCAACAGTCAAAGTCCCAACACCTTTAGCAGCAAGCAAAGAAGTAGCTGATAAGCCAGCAAATCCACCTTTAGCAATCAAAGCTACTGTTCCGACCATACTTAGTTTGGCTAGTAATGCAGTAACAGCACCTGTGACTATTGGAATCGAAACAGCTAATAGTTTTGCCGCAACAGCTATTTTTGTGACTAATATTGCAACTTTTCCAGCATCTGAATTAGAAAACTCCAAAAGTTTGTTAATTAATATGGTTAAATTTTTTGTTACTTCTTCAACTGCTGGCCTTAATTCATCACCAAATTTTCTTTGTAAATCCTCAGTTGCGTTACTAAAGTTTTTAAATACTTGAGTAGGATCATTTGCAAGTAGTTGTTTTAGAAACCCACTGCCTTCATTTCCGACCCTTCCCAAAGCTCTAAGAACTACATCACTGGTCAATTTGCCATCAGCAGCTAATTTTTTAAGCTCTCCAATAGTTACACCAAGTTCAGCAGCAATAGGAGCTAGAACAGTTGGTACTTGTTCTGAAACACTCCTAAATTCATCACCAGCCAGCCTTCCTGAGCCAAGAGCCTGTGCTAATTGTCTAAATGCGTTTGATGATTCAATCGCTGAAGCACCAGCTAATTTTGCTGCTGTATTAAATCCAAAAAATACAGTCCTTATATCTTCAACTGATGTTCCAAGTGGAGCTAATCTTGCTGTTATATCTGTTACACCCTCCAAAGCTTCGACTGCACTTAGTCCAAAAGCTTTCTGTGCATCTGCCGCAATCTTTTGAGACTTTGCAAAATCCCGACCACTTTTTGTAAGAAGTTTTAATCTTACATTTAATTTTTCAAATGTTGCTGAAGTTTTTACCGCTTGCCTACCAATTAAAGTAATTCCAGTCGCAGCAATCGCAGTTCTTAATCCATTAAATGAGTTCTGTAATCTATTTGTCTGATTCTGTACACCATTTAATGCTCTTGTCGCACCGCTGGCATCAACTCTTAATCTAACGACTGCTTCTGCCACAAATACAAAAAACTCTTTCCTCTATATTACCTTGAATTGTGTTTTTGTCGTTGCAATGCTTTTTTTTCGTCCTCAGTCTTTACTTCATAGTACGCAGCCCAATACATAAGTTCAGCCTGACTTAAGCCTTTTCTTAGTTCTTCTAATGTTTTACCTAGCTCTGTTGCGAGGAATAGTTCAAATCTAAGCCAACTATCCTCTTTTAGTCTTTTTTTGCTGTTTCTATATCAAGTTTGATGTCATGTAAAAATAATTCAAGATCATTTAAAACTTTTTCTGGTAAAAGTCTTTGAAGTCTTGGGGCATCTGACATATCAAAAGCTGGTGTTCCATCTTCTTTCTCTGCCATTTGACAAAGAAGTTGAGTTGAAACAGTAAGTGCCTCGTCTGTTCCAGCTAATTGCTGTGCTTTGACACGATCAAATCTTGTGATAGGTCTAAAATATAAAGTTGCTGTGACCTTTCCTTTTGAATCTTTTAGGTCATATTTGCGTCTTGCAGTCATTTCATCTTGAAAAGCTCCAAGAATCACATCTGCGGTTCTTTGTGTTGCCATAAATAAATGCGAAGAATTTTACTTTTAGATTGCTGATGTAATTGTGCCAGATGGCTTGAATGTAATGTTGATTGTGCTTACATCACCTATAGCTGAACCCTGTTCAAAGTTTGTTATAAGGCCGTTGAAGCTGATTTTTTTAGTTCCGCTTCCACTATCAGGGAAAAGTTCAAAAGATGCTGTTGCATTGTCACCAGTGGTCAAGATGCCGTCCATAAATGTTGCAGTCTCACCAGAGGCAGCGTTGTCATATTGGAGAACAGCAGATCCCTCACCTTCAATAAGTCCACCAACAAAAGATTTGAAAGTGTCACCTTGAACAGTTGTTTCTTGGGTATCTTTGGTGATAGACATAGACCATTCTCTAGTGCCTAATACTGGGTTGACTGAAGAGCCGTCATCATCAAATTTGACTTGCCC